ATTTATATAAATATCAAGAAAATACGGTGGATGCTTTTGAAGAATATGATTATAATATTATTTTGAAGGCTAGACAGATTGGTATTTCTACATTGGTGGCTGGGTATGCGTTATGGTTGTTGTTATTCCATTCGGATAAAAACTGTTTGGTTATAGCAACAAAAAAAGATACCGCTAAAAACCTAGTAACTAAAGTAAAGTATATGCATGATAATTTACCTGTATGGTTACGGGGAACGTGTACGGAAGACAATAAATTATCATTGAAATTTTCAAATGGATCGCAGATTAAAGCGGTTGCTAAGAGCAAAGACGCGGGTCGTTCTGAAGCATTATCGTTGTTAATTATTGACGAAGTAGCATTTATTGATGGAGTCGATGATATATGGACATCATCACAAGGCACACTTGCTACCGGTGGTAGAGCTATTCTATTAAGTACACCAAATGGTGTTGGAAATTTCTTTCATAGAATGTGGGAAGATGCTGAAAATAGACAAAATACCTTTAATCCAATAAAATTAGATTGGAGAGTTCATCCGGAGAGAGACGATGATTGGAGACAGCAGCAAACTGAAATCCTGGGAGAACAGCAGGCAGTCCAAGAACATGATGCATCATTTATCTTTTCGGGAAATACCGTCATCAATCCCGAAATCATTGAATTTTACAAACAAACACATATGCAAGAACCAATTGCGTACCGCGGATTTGATAACAATTTGTGGGTGTGGGAATACCCATCGGGGACAGCATCATATGTGGTGGCGGCGGACGTTGCTAGAGGGGACGGGGGAGACTACTCTGCGCTACACGTTATAGATGTTGAACGATCCATACAAGTTGCTGAATATAAGGGAAAACTTCCTCCAAAGGAATTTGGAAATATGTTGGTGGCAATCGCAACAGAATATAATGATGCAATTGTTATTCCAGATAATTCTAATATTGGGTGGACTACCATACAACAGGTTATAGATCGTGGATACAAAAATCTGTTTTATATGTCTAAAGATTTGAAATATGTGGATGTAGAACGACAACTGGATATGGACATTGACGTTGAAGATCGACGAATGGTTCCTGGGTTTACTATAAGTCTACGAACTAGGCCCCTAATTATATCTAAACTAGACAGTTACATGCGGGAAAACTCGATTACCATCAGATCCAGTCGCACTATGTCTGAGTTGGAAACTTTCATTTGGAAAAATGGACGAGCAGAGGCTTTAGATGGGTATAACGACGATTTAACAATAGCATTGTGTATTGGGTTGTGGGTTCGGGATACCGCGTTACGATTACGGTCTGAAGGGATAGAGCTTAACAAGCTGTTGTTGGACCGAATTGGGACCACAACATACGATGCTGTGTTAGTGAAGCGATTGGGGACCAAAGATCCGTATGAAATGATCCTTGGTGATAACATAACAGAGGATCTTAGATGGTTATTACCATAAATTGCGGGTAATTTAGTTTATAACGAGCTAATTACTATTTATGTATGGACATACACGTTTTCAACACTACCTTGACTAGTTGATGGAGTAATTTTATGATTAAGATGAGTGGGTTTATAGAACAACAGCGGAAGGCCATAAAAGAAATGGTCGCAGAAGGCCCCGATTCTAATGAAGACGGGACTATTTCTGCTGAAGAATTACATAAGCATTTTGATACCAATGGGGATGGTAAGGTGGATATGGTGGATTATGCGGCACACGTATTGTTCCACATAGAAAACCCGCAGTTTTTGCGGAAGCACATGGCGGCTGCACAGGATCGTATGGTGAATTCGTCCATTGCGGAGAAAATTGGTAAGTTTGTGGAACGCGGTCGTGTTGTTGGTCCGTCAACGTATACCGTCAACAATTAGGAGTTTTGATATGACCGTAGAAGAGCTTCGTCAAATAGTACGAGAGGTTGTCACCGAAATGATGACTAACGGGGAATTAGCGGAACGCACTGTTGCTTCCAGAACCCCTCCTCGTAAGATGACACCGGCACAAGTAGTAAAACGTGATGGTATAGGAAAGAAAATGAAGGAAAAACCAGCAGCAGTTAAATATTTCAAGAAGAAGTTTGGTGATGATTGGGAATATTATCTATGGGCTGTTGCAACCAATCGCGCCATAGATGGTGGAAAGGAGAAGTAATATGATACGACTTACACATTTGATGGGTGGTACGGTTAATTTACAGGCATTGCGAGAGGACGGACCAACATTACCTCCGGAACCAGATAATGATGATGGGATGAGTGGTGATATGGATGGTGAATCTGGTAATCCAACAACAATTAAAGCTGATTTAATGCGAATTCATAAACAAGCAGCTGCAATATATAATATGCTTGGTGATGCGGATTCTGTTGAGGAATGGATACCCAATAAATTAGCAAAGGCGGCAGAAGCTATTGCATCTGTATTTAATCATGTTGAATATGAAAAATCAAAACCAGAGTCACTTCCACAAAACGGAGAAGCACTTCCGAATCAATCAGCATACTAATAATGTATACTTTACATAAAGGTGGGTAACGGTTATGGCAGACGATGAACGATCACTATACGCTAGACTTAAGAGATTATTTTCTTCACAAGCAGTAGTTCGTATTGTTGGAAAAAATCAACTTAAGGTAGTAGATACAGATAGTATACAGGGATATGGCGCTCGCGGACTTATGGACAAGTATCGTCGAGTATTTATGTCCGGTCAACAAGGGTATAACCCCACTGGCCGATATGACATGAATGCGGCAGTTGGTGCAGGCCGCCTACAGATGTTTAGAGATTACGATATTATGGATCGTGATCCTATTGTGGCCTGTATTTCCGGAGATACACGCATTATGACGTTAGAGGGCCCGCGCACGATCAGGGAATTATCCGATAGTTGGGTACCCGGCAATACATTTGAGGTTTGGGCGTGGGACACAACAACGTGTAAATATGTTATTGGGCAGGCACACCACCCTCGTAAAACTGGAACGTCCGAGGTACTAGAAATTGTACTTGATAACGGCGAAATATTTTCGTGTACTCCAAATCATAGAGTAATGTTAATTGATGGCACTTACGAGGAAGCTCAGAATTTGACATCCGGTTCACGTATTATGCCATTTGAATATAAGAACCGGGAATATATGCACGTTCGAATTCCGAACGGTCAATATATTCCCGCACACCGATATGTGTCTGAACACGTACTGGGCCAAGATTTGACGGGAAAGAATGTACATCACATCAATCATAAAAAATACGATAATCGTACATCGAATCTTCAAATAATGGACCCGATTGAACATTTGAAATTGCATGGAATATCTGATATAACAAATAGAAAGCGTGGGAAAACGTCATCTGAATTATGGAAGGATCCGGTGTATAGATCGAAAGCACGGGCTGGGCTGCAGAGGTGGCGGGCTAGTGATGAAGGACATGCATTTATGTCTGCTCACGCAACACATCTCAATAAGACTCGATGGGTTACTGACATCGACTACGCCACAAAAATGGCACAGATATTTTCTATACACGCTAAACAACTGTGGTCTAATCCAGAATGGAAAATGTGGAAAAAGGCACATCATTCAATGACTATGAAGTTAAAGTATGCGAATGATCCGTCTTTTAGAGAGCGTGTTGTTAGAACGGGAGTTGAGAACGGCCGATATAATAATTCAATTACAAATGAATGGATTTTAGCCACCGGTATAGGTTATGATACTCTTACTTCGTTTGCACAACACGAAAAGTTTGAATCATTAAAATTGGCCCGTCGCCACATATGCCAATTTATTCACCGCCGGTTGCGAGAAGCTGGATACACATCATGGTCGTCGTATAAAGAGTCATATTCGTATACCAACCACCAAGTTGTAGAAGTTCGGCGCACCGGCGTGGTCATGGACGTATATGATTTATCAGTAGATCACTTTGAAAATTTCGCCATTGAACAGGGCATTATTATTTCGAATTCGGTATTAGACATTTACGCGGACGAATGTACCGTGCAAAATGAATTCGGACGAATTCTTAACGTTACGTCCCCCCATGAAAATATTCAAGAAATCTTAAACAATCTGTTCTATGATATTTTGAATGTAGAGTTCAATCTATGGCCCTGGACCCGTAATATGGCAAAATATGGGGATTTGTTCATGTATCTTCATATTGATCCGGAGTATGGGGTAACAAACGTTATTCCTCTTTCCATATATGAAACATACCGTATAGAGGGTGATGATCCACAAAACCCGTTTAGTGTGAAGTTTAAGATTGAAAACGATTACATGAATATGTTTGGGAAAAAAGAATTTGAAAACTTTGAAATTGCTCATTTTAGATTATTGAGTGATTCAAATTTCTTACCGTATGGACGGAGTATGTTAGAAGGAGCTCGTAGAGTTCATAAGCAATTGATGTTGATGGAAGATGCAATGTTAATTCACAGAATTATGCGTGCTCCAGACAAACGTAAGTTCATCATTGATGTTGGAAACATTCCACCGGCAGAAGTTGAACAGTATATGCAACGGCTGATGGATAAGACTAAGAAGATTCCGTTGATTGATGAAAAGACAGGTGAGTATAATTTACGTTACAATATGCAAAACATATTGGAAGATTTTTACTTTCCAGTTCGTGGTAAGGGATCTTCTACGGATGTTACTAATCTACAGGGGCTGCAATACAACGCAATCGAAGACATAGAATATCTTCGCAAAAAGTTGTTAGCCGCATTTAAGGTGCCAAACTCATTCTTGGGTTATGAAGAGGACGTTTGTATCCACCCAGAAACTAAAATAGAATTACTTAACGGGCAATCTATGTCGGTTAAGGATATTATTTCTGATTATGAGAGGGGAATTAAACATTATGTTTATTCAATTGATCCAGAAACGTTAGATGTTGTACCCGGTGAAATAGAATGGGCGGGCTATACTAGAAAAAATGCCAAGGTTGTACGAGTTATTTTGGATAATGACGAATCTATTACGTGTACGCCGGACCATAGATTTATGATGCGGGATGGATCATGGAAAGAGGCGCAAGATTTAATAAACGGGGATTCAGTAATGCCGTTGTATTTGGACAAAACAAATACCAAAACCAAAAAAGGATATACAACTGTATATCGTCCGATTAAAGATGAGTATCAAGATGTACATAGGCTGGTTGCGGAACATTATAATTTAATAGAACGTGGAAGTGGATTGGTGGTTCATCACATGGATTTTGATAAGAAAAATAATTATCCTGATAATCTTGATTGTTCTATGAATTGGTGGGAACATAGAAAATTTCATCAAAACCTGATTGAAAAAACTTTAAATAGCACAGAAGCTATAAGTCGAAGAATGAACGACCCCGAATATAGAAAACATCTAGTGGAAGCTGGCAAAAAAGGTGGGTTACTTTCCGGACATAGGCTAGGTGCGTGGGTTCGGGAAAACGGCCCTTCTAATAAAGGTAGTAGATCAGGACAAATCAAAGTTTGTTTAGTCTGTGATAATGAATTTTATGTAACACCGGTACGATCAACTCAAAAATGCTGTAGTCGAGAATGCACAGACGTATATCATGTAGCAGATCGTAGATATAATTGTAAGTTTTTTGAAATTAATTTGAAAGATTTGATGGGATATGCAGGGGAATCTAAATCTTTCGCAGAATTAGAAAATAAATTATCTATTACGAGAAGAACTCTTAATAGAGTATTTAAATCATTTGATATTAACAAGCGCAATTTTGTTATTGAGCATATGCCATTATCACACGACAATGTTACTTTCATAAATAATTTAAGTAATATGAAAAATCATAAGATTAAATCTGTTGAGCGTGTAGAAGAGCTTATAAATACGTGTGATATTAGAGTTTCCAAATATCATAATTTTGGGGTTTCTGCTGGTATATTTATTCACAATTCAGGTAAAGCTACTTTATCAGCGCAAGATGTTCGGTTTGCTCGAACAATTGAAAGAATCCAACGAATTCTAATTTCGGAACTGACTAAGATTGCCATTGTCCATTTGTATGTTCAGGGGTTCCGAGATGAGAAGCTTGTAGAATTTGATTTGGCGCTTACCAATCCATCTACAATCTATGAGCAGGAAAAGGTGGCATTGTGGAAAGATAAGATATCTCTGGCGAACGATCTACAAACATCCAAGTTCATATCACGCAAATGGATCTATGAAAATATTCTAGAGTTGACAGATCGTGAACGGGAGGAGGTTGAGGATGATGTGAAGAAAGATGCGGAGTTCTTGGCAAATCTGCAGGCGATGGAGCAGAAGATTCTAATGCAGGCACAACAACCACCGCCGCAACCCGGAATGGACGGCGGAGCTCCCGAAGAACCGGCAACCACAACTTCTGATGAAGATGATGATGAAATTGTCATTGAACCAGAAATTGGAGAAAATGGAAAGCTCGGTCGGCCCGCAGAGCGTCGATTGTTCGGAACAGATCGTCATCCCGGAGGAAGAGATCCATTGGGAAACAAAGAAAATAGGAAGGCGCTTCACCGCGATCCACATCCCACACGGGTTCGGGAGTTTAAGGATTTGGTAACCACCTTGGAAAATGCGAATAAATTTGGTAAGCCAAGAACAGAACCGAAAGAAGCAGATTACTTGAATGAAGACAACATTTTAGAGTTAGAACTGTAGTATGGTATACTTATTTATAAGACTAAATTTGCTTACATGGATGTGAAATTATGCAAAGTGTCAAACACAATAAACTAAAGAATACAGGCATACTATTTGAATTGCTTGTTCGGCTAACTACAGCGGATACGTTATCTTTGAAAGAAAACTCCCCCGCATTGAGTATGCTTAGACAATTCATGAACTCAAATACTGAGTTGGGGAAGGAGCTTATTCTTTACAGAGCATTTTTCAATAATCCCAAACCACTTAGCGAAACTCGTGCTTTGGATCTATTGAATTTGGTATGTGAGCGTAGGCGGAAATTGAATGATGCAACGATAAAGATTGAAAAATATAATTTAATTTCCGAAATTAAGAAACATTATGATCTTAAAGAATTTCTATCGGATCGTATTCCGTCCTATAAGACATATGCATCCATATATAAACAATTCTCTGCATTGGACCCATCGGATAGAAGTGATGTGGAGCAAATATCAAAATCACGGTTCACCATATTGGAACATCTAGGTGGGAAGCAAATATCCAAGCATGCGAGAGTGGAGAGTTCTATTACAACAGCATGGAAAGCACAGGACGAAGATTTACGAGTACTTAGTTATAAAATATTAATAGAACGGTTTAATGAGAAATATTCGGGTTTGTCAACAAAGCAAAAAAATCTATTGCGGGTTTACATAAATAATGTGTCAAATACCGGAGTTTTGCGATCATACGTTATGGAAGAAATTTCAACGTTAATGAGGTCCATTAATAATAAAATTAGCAGAGTTCCAAATAAGGTACTTAAGATTAAGTTGGACGAGGTGGTACTACAACTTAAGAAAATGCAATCGTTAAAAGAAATCAAAAGTAATCACATCACATCATTATTAATTTCATATCAATTGGATAAAGAGTTAGATAATTTACAACCAAAATCGGCGGGATAATATATGGAAGATGATACTGATCGATTGCGGATGGTTATCAAAAAGCTCGTCAGGGGTGCTATTGATGAGTTATTAACCCAGCAGACGGAAGAACTGGAAGAGATTTCTAGTACGGATGCTTCACCGGGGTATTTAACTCCAATGTCGTTTGCCGGAAACCACACAGAAAAGCAAAAGAAGAACTCTGAACAGCTTGGGTATACTTTAACTCAACAAGGAAAGAAGAGTATGGGTTATTCTGATAAACTTACGGAGGGACGGACGAGATATCATGAATACAAAGGAGATCCTCGTTCACCCAGGCACAAAATAGGCCGTTCTATGTCGGAAATCAATCGTCATCTATCGGAGATAGAGCGAATGGTTCGAATGAATACCCGATTGAAACGAGAAAGTGGGTTGGAGTCTGCTCAATATTGGAAACAAACCATGCATCAAATTGGAAAACTTGAGCAAAAATTAATTCGTATTGCCGAACAACTACGAGAGATGAAAATATGAGCAGATTATTAGTTGAATATAATATAATTAATTACGATAAGCAGTTAATAATGGAAGCAGCCGATTCATCTAAGCCATTAGTTCTGCGAAATGTGGTATTACAACGTGCGGACGCCAAAAATCAAAATGGGCGAGTATATCCCCGTGAAGTTTTATTGCGAGAAGCTAAGAAATATAATGATGAATTTGTTCACGAACGTAGAGCATTAGGTGAATTGGATCATCCAGAAAGTCCAGTGGTTAATCTTCGTAATGTGTGCTCTAATATAGTTCGGATGGAGATGTCTGGGGATAGTATCGTTGGTGATATTGAAATTCTATCTACTCCCGCCGGGCACATTGTTCGAGAGTTAATTCGAAACAACATTAGATTGGGTGTATCATCCCGTGGAATGGGATCAGTAAAATCCGTATCCGAGGGAACCGTGGAAGTTCAGGACGACTTTAGCTTAATATGTTTTGATATCGTCAGTAATCCTTCTACTGCTGGTGCATTTATTAACGAAAGTGTAACGGCAATGCCGAATCCTCTTATTAGAATTAACGGGTTGATTTACGATTTCCTTGGTGAAATACGATAACAGGAGTTTTATATGTGGACGAAATTTAAGAATATGATTGCTGATTTTTTTGGAATTGAAGATGTATCCGATAACGCAGAATTTCCAGTAACGGAACAGGTTGGATTGGAGTGGAAACCACAAAATGCAACTGTGAGTGGAGATTTATGGAAAGTTATAGTGCCCAGCGGATCAGCGAGCACGACAGTAAATACAGATGTTGTTGAAGAATCTCCTGTTGTGTTGGATGAGAAACCCCCAATAGTTAAAAAACCCCGTACTAGAAAGTCAAAGGTAACAATGAAGGCGGGTTCTAAGGTTCCTGCAAAAAAGAAACCAGTTCGTCGTAAAAAGGGTACTGGAGAGAAATAGATGCCGGCTACTAGTAAGTCGCAACAAAGATTTTTTGGATTGGTCCGGGGAGTACAGAAGGGAAAGGTATCTCCTGATTCGGTATCTCCATCTATTCGAAAAGTTGCGAAGTCAATGTCAAAAAATACAGTCAAAAAATATGCATCAACACCGCGGTCCAGCCTTCCAGAACGATTGGTAGAACTGATGTTGTACTGTTTAACAGAATATAAATTATTTTTGGAGATGAAAACTCCAAAATCCGCATCATTGACCGACACCTATCTTTCAAATTTAATGCAACACACCTACGAAAATCTAAACGAAGATAATAAAGCAATATTTCTTAGATTGCCGTTACAGATGAAGGCTGAGGTGTCCTACAAAATACTCAAGCAGATATAAAATACCATGTCAAAGACGATAGTTGCCTTTGATTTTGACGATACCCTGGCGGTGACGGACTCAAAAGTACGAGTTAAGCGTGCCAATGGGAAGATTGTGTCGTTAACCCCGGCACAATATGTGAATTTTCAGAAAAAGGATGGTGATGAGATGGATTATTCGGATTTTAAGAAGTTAAAAAAGCCCCGTCCCATTGCGCCATATGTAAAAATACTTAAACGTGTGTTGGAAAAAAGTAAAGATCGCAGTGATGTTAAGGTTGTAATATTAACGGCAAGAGGAGAACCAAAACCAATTGCGAATTTTATGCGTGCAGTGGGAATTACTAAGGGACTTGGCGTTGTTGCATTGGACTCGGGTGATCCTCAAGACAAAAAGAAGTATTTGGCTAAGCAAATTTCCAAAGGATACTCCAATGTATACTTCATTGACGATGCGAAGCACAATATTGAGGCTGTAAAAACATTACGAGCAGATTTTCCGAAGGCTAGAGTCGCTATCCATCAGGCATTGTCGGCTAAAAATAAAAAGCACGTAGGGCCAGTAGTCTCCACAGGAAATGCTCCGGATGTTTCGTCTGCAAAAATTGTAAATCCGGTTACTAAACGAACTATATTTGTAAAAAGTGCGCTCGGATATGACAAATCATCTCCGGCGTATCAAGCAGCAATAAATTTCATAAAACGGAAGCGTGGAACGTGAAATTTAGTGAACTAGTTAAGACTTTGCGGGTACAACCCGACTTAAGTGCAGAATTTTGGGGCAATGGTGACGAACTGAACCCCAAAATACGAGAAGCTCTGCTCAGAGTAGCAGAATCTTTTTATAAATGGATTAAATTAGAGAAAAAACCAAAAGTTAGAGATATTGTGCTGACGGGGAGCCTTGCAAATTATAATTATTCAAATATATCGGACATTGACTTACATATTTTAGTGGATTACGAGGATATGGAGTCTGAGAAGGCGGTGATAGAAGAGTTTTTTATGTTAGCAAAGGCAAAATGGAACGAGGAGCACGATATTGCAATCAAGGGGCATGAAGTTGAGGTGTATGTGGAAGAAGTAAACAGCCCCCACGTATCAACCGGACTGTATAGCGTTTTACACAATAGATGGATAAAGAAACCATCTAAAGAGTCTCCGATATACGACGAACAAGATGTTCTTAGCAAAGCAAAGTATTTTGCCATTGTTTATAATGATCTTGTTAAGCAATATAAAAGTAATGAGGATTCGTTGGATATTTACAAAACTGTGGTATTACTCCGGGATAAGATCCGCCTATTTAGACAGGGCGGATTGTCTACGGGGGGAGTTTATTCTACTGAAAATATGGCATTTAAATTAATGCGTCGTTCTGGACTGTTGGACAAACTAAAAGACTTCCAAAATAGGTTATTTGATGAGATCCTATCTGTGGAGTCGGTGTATGCGGATACTGAGTGATGAAACGAAACAGTTTATATACAGGTTGTTTTTCACTAGGGACGATGATTTAGATTTGTTACAGCTAATGTTTTTGATACTGGTCATATATTTCATGTTTATTTTTACCGTAGTAACCGTCAACGAATTTCAGGTTCCGGATAAAGCATGGAATGTATTTATAGTAATATTCATAACACTAGCTATAGCAGGAACTCCAAAGTGGGTGGCTAAGCTGCTATCTAGCAAGGTTGGAAGCATTAAAGAGATTTTGGGAAGCCATGTGGGGGATTTTAAAGAGCATGTGGATGAGTTTGAAGAGTTGAAGGACATAGTTCACTCGGGAGAGACGGCTCCAACCCCCACTCCACCAGCGGCCGAAATAGGTTAACATTAACAAAGGAAGGCGAATGTATATACGAGTAAATGGTGATGGAACAGATGATCTTCAAAGAGCACTTCGAGAGTTTACTAGACGAGTTAAAAAGTCTAACATACTAAATGAGGTTCGTAAACGACAATATTATCTAAAACCATCGGAAGCTAAGGTGGTGCAACGTCAAGAATCAATTAAACGGCGTAAACGAGACGAAAAGCGAACTGAAAACCAGAAAAAGCACTCAAAAGAGTATTAAGTTCGTATAATAGTATAGAAAAATATAGGTTTTTCAAAGTCTAATACTATATATTATTGAAATGCACCTTCTCTAAGGTGTCTTTATTACTGTACTTAAAATAAAGATAGGGACTAATTGTAATGGTCCTTGATGAACAGGAGTTCATATATGGCTGAAATTACCAATCAACTTCTAAAAGATGCCATTGCAGACGCAGAAGCAGTCAAGCAGACCGCTATTGCAAACGCAAAGCAACAGTTAGAAGAGGCATTTGCCCCGGCATTTAAGCAAATTATTGCTAAGCGCTTAAAGAGTGAGGCTGATGCGGACAAGAAGTTAGAAGCAGAAATGCAAGCCGCAATTTCTCAGGGCGGTGGAATGGAACAAGAAGCACTTGGAATGGAACCCGATGACTTTGCAGCAGTAGACCACGAAGACACCGTAAACATTCCTACCGGTAAGGTTCGTACTGAGAAGATGGCAACCTCCAACATCGGACCACAAGATAACGCAGCTCCCTCTCCCGAAGCATCCAGTTCAACAGACGATAACTCAGTAATGCCTAACTTTAAGAAGGAAGGTGAAGTTGATATTGATATCGATTCTGATGACGATGACGAAGAAGGTGAAGAGTCTCCGTTTGCGGGCGGTGATGATGCAAAAGCATCGGACGAACCGGCAGATGATGAGTCAGATGATGAATTATCAGATTTTGATGATTTAGATGAATTTGATCTTGATCTTGACGAAATTATCAAGGAATTAGAAGATGATATCGCTGCCCTTACTCAATTACGAGATAAGGATGGCGCTTCCGACGATGATGCAGAAGAAGTTCCGGCGGAAGATGGTGACGAAGAAGAAGAAACCGAACCAGTTGCAGAAAGTGTACCTAATAAGTCGTCTGCAATCGCTGGCGCGGATAACAAGAGTCCAAGTGAATTTACTTCAAGTAATATTGGAAGTAGCGCACCGGACAATAAGGGTGGACCCGGTGACGGAAGTGATCTTGAGAAGGCAGGAAGTGCAGTTAAGACTTACGAAGCCTCTGAAGATGTTAAGGACTCCGAAGAGTTGGGTGCAGCAAATAAGCCCGGTAAGAATGTTGGTAAGGGCTTTGTTGGAAGCAGTGTAGCGGAAGGTTCCACTATTGCAGAGGATGAAGAATTTAACCTTCAAGAAATAATTGAAGAGATTGAGGCCGCTGAGGCAACTCCACAGAAAATGGCATCAAAAATTGCTGATCTTAGGGCAGAGCTGGCAGAATATCGTGAGGCAGTCGGATTCTTACGTGGCAAGCTCAACGAGGTCAATCTTCTCAATGCTAAGCTTTTGTTTACCAATAAGCTATTCAGAATTAGCGGATTGGGTAATGGGCAAAAAGTTCGTATTGTTGAAACGTTTGATCGCGCAACAACGGTTCGTGAGGTTAAGTTGATTTACTCAACTCTTGCAGAAACCCTAGTTGCAGCATCACGCACATCAGTTCCGTCGCGTAAGAAGGTAACAGTAACCGAAGGACTAGCTAGCAAGCCAGTAGCATCAACCGCACCGAAAGCTGAAATCATTACTGAAGCAGCGCGGACGGCACACCGCTTACAGGAACTAGCAGGCCTCTTAAAGTAATTTTCTAAGGAGATTTTAAATATGTCAGCAGATGTATCCTCATTTATCAATGAAGCAAGTTCCGCCCACGCGCGTATTACGGAAGAAACCCGTAAACTGCCTATCAAGTGGGATGAATCGGGACTTCTTGAAGGTCTTTCCGGCAATGAACGGCAAGGCATGGCGGTTCTTCTTGAGAACCAGTCAACACAGCTTCTTCAAGAATCCTCACAAACCAACTCGGCCGGTGCGGCCGGTGAAAACTGGGCTGGTGTCGCGCTTCCCCTTGTTCGCAAGGTTTTCGGACAAATTGCCAGTAAGAATTTCGTATCAGTACAGCCTTTGAATCTTCCGGCTGGTCTTGTATTCTATATGGATTACAAGTACGGTAACACTGCAAATAACCAAACATCTGGTCAATCGGTGTATGGTATTACCAGTGGTTCGGGTACACTTCCCCGCGGTGGATTTTATGGTGCAGGTCGTTTTGGATATTCAATCAATGATGCAAGTGAAACCGGTCTTTCTGTAACCGCAACCAGCACTGCAAGTGCTGCTGATGTGGATTTTACAGGGATCGCAACTGCGTCGCTTGGTCTATATTCAGTCAACTTGTCCTCACTAACTCGTCCGGACGCAAGTGCAGCACGCGTTTTCCTACCGAGTGGATCGGTTGTTGACTTTGGTGCAAACACCCTACAGGTGCATACCAAGTTGAACGCAGCTGGAACCGCAGTACAATTCGTCGCACCTCTTGGTGGAACGATTACATCAGTGGATTTTGTACGACAACCATCTGATACTACCCGTGGCGATTTTGAAGATCGTGACGGTTCGCAGACAAATCTTAACATTCCTGAAATCAACCTTGAACTTCGTTCGGAACCAATCGTAGCGAAGACTCGTAAGTTGAAGGCAGTTTGGTCACCCGAACTAGCACAGGACTTGAACGCCTACCACTCGGTAGACGCAGAGGCCGAGCTTACGGCAATGTTAAGTGATTACATTTCAGTTGAAATTGATCTTGAAATCCTTGATATGTTGAATGTCAACGCACAAACAACTGATTTCTGGTCAACTGAAATTGGTAAGGAATACGATTCTGTGGCTGGTACGTTCGTTGCCTCGACCAATTCTGGTACGGCATGGACTAACATGACATGGTATCAGACCCTTGGGCAGAAGATGCAGAAGGTGTCCAATCGTATCCATCAGCTTACAATGCGTGGTGGTGCAAATTGGGCAGTTTGCTCACCAACCGTAGCAACCATTATTGAAACTATCCCCGGCTTCTTCGCCGCAACGGATGGTGATAAGATGGAATTCTCGGCTGGTATCACAAAGGTTGGTTCATTCCAGAACCGTTTCCAAATCTATAAGAACCCTTATATGACGGAAAACATCATTGTGATGGGTTATCGTGGGTCTAACTTCTTGGAGACAGGCGCTGTGTACGCACCGTACATTCCGCTTATCATGACTCCGTTAGTATACGATCCGGATAATTTCACCCCGAGACGCGGTGTTATGACTCGATACGCTAAGAAGGTAGTTCGTCCAGAATTCTTCGCGAAGATCGTCATCGAGGGTCTTGGTCGTCTTTAATAGTTAACAAGTAATAAACAGAAAGGAGAGAGAAATCTCTCCTTTTTTGTTACCTTATATGGGACAAAAACACTATTTATGTAGGTGGGATGATATGGAGTATTTCTATGCCACACCAACGGAATTGTCCAGAATGCGAACGGGTATTAATATACAGTAGCAAGCGTAATTATCTACGTGCTATGCAAAATGCAGGTAATTGTAGTGATTGTGCGGTACGAGTAACCCCCGAAAGTGCTTCTAAAATTAGTGTAACTTTATCGGGCAGAACCTATCCAAATAGAAAATCTAATACAAAGGTGGGTAAGTTTTTACCGTTTACACGAAATTGTCCGAATTGTAAAACAGAATTACAATATTGTTCTAAATATTCTGTTAACAGAGCCAATAGAACAGGAGCATTGTGTAATTCTTGTTCGGCATACAAATATAATAAGGTGTGGGGATCGGTTATAACAGAAGAGCATAAAAAGAAAATGCGAGCAACTAAAGCTGGGTTTTCATCATGGAAAGAATATGTTCAACGATACCCCAAGAAAAAACAATATAAAGCTGAAGTATGGAAAATAACGTATCAACAGGAATTAACAGGCCTTCCAAATTGGGATTCCCGCGGGAGATGTGGAGTTGATGGAGCATATCAGTTGGATCATATTGTTTCTATAGATGCCGGTTGGAAGAACGGAATCTCTCCACAGGATATAGGGCATATTGAGAATTTGATTATGTTACCGTGGAAGGATAATTTACTAAAAAGCAACAAGTAAAATAGAAAGGAGAGAGAAATCTCTCCTTTTTTGTTTTATAGACACCCCGGGTGTCCAATAATACTAAGCGTTTGGTTCATTCTGATGTATTTATATAAGACTACCACATCGGGGAATTCATGGGAAAACGGACAGTTAATACTATAGTATGTAAATTATGTAATAATCCATACAAAACGGTGGGGATGTATACACATTTACGAGATTCTCATTCCATGAGTACTGAGGAGTATGTTAAACTGTATGGGGAGTTTAGAGTTAATAGGATTAGAAATAAAGATCCATTGGATACAAAGTGTTTATTGTGTAAATCCACAGACAAATATACGGCTAAGGGGTTTTCGTGGCATTTGAAAGCAAAGCACGGAATCGATAAATTAACCTATGTTACCCAGCATGTGTTAAATAATAAAATTCCAATGTGTAAATGTGGATGCAATACTCCAATTAACATTGTAACATATAAACCATATGTTATACGGAAATATCTACCCGGACACAACAGTAGAGGATCTGGAAATCCTAGGTATAACACCCCAATTAAATCCAGCACTCGGGATAAGATGCGCAGATCGGCGTTAGAGCGGATTTATCAAATTCGCTTGACCGGAAAAAAACTTCCAATGCATGCTGATGATGTCTTAAAGCGTAAATTGGAAGCAACAACCTTGGATTTTATTGAGAGGATGTCTGCTAAATTTAACATTACCATGTTGGAATATTTACATGGAGAATCCCCACCCTACTATAAATTTCAATGCAATGCGTGCCATACCGTATCGGATCAATTTCACAAGTGGTATTTTTATTGCCCAAAGTGCAATGTAAGACACAGATCGGAAATAGAGTTGGAGATTATAGAGCATATTAGAGAACTATCTCCAAATATTACAATAATACACAACAGTAGAAGCATATTGCCAAGTAAAAAGGAACTAGATTTATATTTTCCGGACCACAATGTTGCGGTAGAATTTAATGGGTTGTATTGGCATGGTGAATTACAGGGAAAGGATAGAATGTATCATATTTCCAAAACTACGGAATGTGACTCTATGGGTATACAACTCATTCATATATTTGAGGACGAATGGAAAAACTATAGAAAGATGGTTCTTGATAAAATAGCGCAACGATTACATATTTCTTCGTCTATAAAGATTGCAGCACGACAATGTCAGGTGAGAGAGGTGAATTTTAAAGAATGCGCCGAGTTTCTTAATAGTAACCACCTACAGGGAACCGATTCCTCACCAATTCGTGTTGGATTGTATTATGGTGAAGAAATTATATCGGTTATGACGTTTTCTCACCAAAATGCATCCCGTGGGATTAAAGTGAAAACTCCTAATGTATATGAGTTGAGTAGATTTGCAGTTAAAGGTGATGTCTTATGTGTGGGTGGTGCTAGTAAATTGTTTTCCTATTTTATACGAACGTATGCTCCCCACGCCGTCGTCTCATATGCAGATCGTCGTTGGTCGTCCCCAATAAATAATCTGTATAATACACTAGGGTTTTCTTATGTTGGAGTAACTAATCCAAATTACTGGTATTATAAAGCGAATTCTAGTGATAGAAGATATCATAGATTTAATTATACAAAGAAAAAAGTGGTGTTATTGGGGGGCGATCCCCAATTGACAGAATGGGAAAATATGAAGATTATGGGATTCAATAGAATATGGGATTGCGGCAGTTTTAAATATAAATGGACAACATTCAATAATTCGACCATTTAACCGCCTAGAATATATTTATATGGGTATAGAAGTACGGTTATACTTAATATTATAGGAGTATTTTATGATGAAGAATTTACACGCACTTTTAATTGGTGCAGCTGGTGCCGCATTAGTTGCTCTTAAGGCATTTTTGGATTCACAATCTATCGGAATTTCAAATGGTACGGTAGAAGCCGGCGTATTCGTTGTGCTTTTGGGTATTGCAACCAAGGTGATTGGCGCATTGATTCGTAAAGTGAATCCGTAGATTCCTATAGTTTTTTGTTTATTATTAGTCATTACTATTTATAGATGTAGCATGTACTTTAACAAGAGTAATGATAATGGTAGAATACGAAGTTCAATTTTTGTTTCCAATTATGTTTGTGGTTGCATTGGTATTGGCAGGATACTGTTACGGAGCATATCAAGCAATTAAAAAGCATTGTAACTGTACTTGTTGTAAATGTAACGGATGTGAATGTGATCCACGACCAGATGATAAAAAATTGGATATAGTAATCGGTCCCGTATCAACTAAAAACTAAACTATTAGGAGATGTAACGCGTATGTTAATTTTAACTGATTCACAGAAAGTCACATTGGCAATTGCACCGGTATCTAAAGCCGGAAACCCAGCAGTAGTAGAATCATCGGCGTGGTCAAGTTCAGATGATACTGTTCTTACCGTTGTAGCGGCGGATGATGGAATGAGTGCTGTTGCAACTGTTACTGGAGTTCTTGGTAGCGCACAGGTTTCCGTTTCAGCAGATGCGGATATGGGTGAGGGTGTTGAGACTCTTATTGGAACACTTGATGTCGATGTTGTGGCTGGACAGGCTGTTTCTCTTGGAATTTCGGTTGGAGCTCCAGAAGAGATTTAGTCTCAATTGAAGTGATTTTCAAAATCCCCCCGTTGGGGGGATTTTGTATTATTGGGGTAAAAATATCGTCTATATTATTAACGACCTATTTATATAAAGACCTTTAATATGTTGAAACTATTATGGCAATTACCGCGGAAGCAATAACTTATGAGGGTGATCCCGGGAACCCTGTTGGGTTGACTCCCTTTGGATTTTTTGATGCAGAAACAGAATTTCAATATGATGCGCCCAAAGTGGCTAATTTTGTTGCGCATCGTCTTGGATATCCGGTATTGGACGTAGAATTAACGGATAAAAACATATATACGTGTTTTGAAGAGGCCGTAGTAACATACGGAGCACAAGTTAATCAGTTCAATGCACGGGAACATATGTTATCTGCGCAAGGAATGTTAACATCGTCATTTCTGGGTGGGCAAAATGTTGTAAAAACAGCACTTCCACAAATTGTACGACTATCATCGGTATATGGAGTGGAGGCGGACAGCGGAGGCGATGTTACAGTTAAGAGAGGACATATATCAGCAAGTTCAGCGACTACTCAATATGATTTAAAGACATTATGGGCAGATGTATATGAAAGTGGTAGTGCCATTGAAATACGAAAGGTGTATCATCAAATGGCACCTGCCATAGCTCGTTATTATGATCCATTCGCAACTACAGGACTTGGTTTAACTAATTTGATGTCGGAGTTTGGATTTGATGGGTATTCTCCAGCAGTAACATTCGTGATGATGCCTGCATACGAGGATTTGTTACGATTACAGGCTATTGAAATAAATGATCAATTGAGAAAATCTGCGTTTTCATTCCAAATCAGTAATAATATAATTAGGTTCACTCCAGCGTTTAGTCGAGATAAGATTATATGGTTCGATTATGTTGTTGTAGACGAAAAGCAATCTGGCATGTTTACATCTGGGAGTGGGCGAGTTTCGGACTATTCTAATATACCATACAGATTTATTCCATACAATAACATCAATTCTATTGGACGTATGTGGGTTTATAAATATACGTTGGCAACTGCAAAAGAATTACTTGGAATTATTCGTTCCAAATATCAAAGGATTCCAATCCCAGGTGCAGAAATAATGATGGATGGAGAAATTTTACGGAGAGAGGCAACTGCGGAAAAAGAATCATTGATTAAAGAACTACAAGCAACGCTTGAACAGGTGGGATTGAAAGCGCAGTTGGAACGACACAAAGAAAACGCAATAGCTATGCAAGAAATTTTTAATAAAGTGCCCATCCCATTCTATATAGGTTAATCAGATGCCTCGTTTTGTAACTCGTAGAGATTACGACTTCATTAACAAAATTAATAGTGAATTAATTCAAACTGTTATAGATTCCGTAGTCATTTTATATAAAGTGATGGTGGAGCATACATCGGTCAATTTATACGGGGAAGCCACAGACAAAACCCGATATAATGGAATTGAACTTCATTCACTTATTAAGTACGATCAAATTGATTTGGGCACGGGTGAACTGGGTGAAGGTCCGAACATTAAACAAGAGGTAGAGTTTAGATTTATTCGTCGTCTGTTGGAGGAACGCGAAGTGTATCCCGAAATGGGGGATATTATCTTATTTAATGAAAATTATTATGAGATATTTGTTGTTAATGAGCAACAACTCATCGCCAGCCGCCCCGAATATAACGCATCAGTAATATGTAAGACATATCTAACTCGTCGTAGCGGTTTAAACGTAGAACCACGGCCAGTGTAATAGAACTACTGAATATTTTATACTACTTATTTCTAGAGGCCCAAGAGAACCTATGGCGAAATTTAACAGTCGCGCTCCAAATATAAAAGACAAGACTACCGGAAGGCAAGTGACTCACGCAAACGTGGCCACTCAACCGGCAGCGTCTCGTGCGGATGAAACTAAGGTTGAGGGGTCCAATTTAATAAATGTTGGGGTTGGATTATATTCCATTGATGAAACATTGATATCGTTCTTGAATACTAAAATTAAGCCCAGTGTTGTTCAAGACGATGTTCAAGTTCCAGTTCCCGTACTGTATGCCAACGCGGAGCGGTGGAAATCGGTACAAAAAGATGGAATTTTACGAGATAAACAGGGCAAGGTTCAATTACCAGTTATTTTATTACGCAGAACATCATTGTCACGAAACGCATTAAACAATCCAGTTAACAAATATCATGGACAGAGTTTCTCATCCAAGTGGAATAAGAGAAACGCATACGACAGATTTGCTGTGGTTAATGGAGTTAATCCGTCACAAGAACTCATCAATGTTACTATGCCCGACTACTACGATCTTTCGTATGATGTGATCGTCTGGACAGAGTATATTGCGCAATTGAACACCCTTATAGAGCAAATTTCGTTTGAAACGGAAGACTATTGGGGAGAACGGAACAAATATAAATTTCTGGTAAGTGTGAAGGAATACAAAACAGATAATAGTTTTGTAAATAATCACGACAGAATCGTTAAATGTACGTTTACTATGACGGTCAAGGCGTATCTCCTTCCGCAGACGATGCTGGATACACAACGACAGCCCTCATCAACTACAAAATCCACGTTTACCACCAAGAAAATCGTCTTTTCTGAGGAAATTGTGTCAAAATTGTGAGTTTGCAAAAATAACCGTATATTTATGATACGAGTACACTTATGCAGTCGAGGTTATACAAATGAGCGATAAAGTTACTTTCTCAAAAGAAGAAATAGCGCAAATTGAAGAATTACGGGAGCAAATGTTTGGCATTATCACAACTGCGGGGCAATTAGCCATGAGTAGGATTACACTACTGACTAGATTGGAGTCCATAAAAATGCAGGAGGGCGAATTAGTGCCAAAATTTGAAGAGTTGTCCGCAAAAGAAGCTAAGTTAATAACACAGTTATCAGAAAAATATGGTGTCGGGTCATTAGACCTGGATACCGGCGAGTTCATACCAGAAAAGTAACATAGTGGAGAGATTCTATGGCAGAAAGAATAGTTAGTCCCGGAGTATTTACGCGTGAACGCGATTTGTCATTCCTTACGCAAGGAATTTCAGAAATCGGGGGCGCTTTTATTGGTGCAACAACTAAAGGTCCGGCGTTTATTCCGACCATAGTTCGTTCCCAAACAGAGTATCAAAATAGGTTTGGTGTACCTACGGATAATTCGTATCTAGGGTATTCCGTTATGAACTATTTACAGGAAGCTGGCGTAGCAACTGTTGTTAGAGTATTGGGATTGAGCGGATATCAGGGAAGTTCAAGACAGTCCGCACTATTATACGCAACAGGATCGGGAGGACAATATTTACTAGCAGCATTCCACCCAAACATCGCAGCTACTAGCCTAACAGAAGTATCGTCAAGTGGCGGCCCAACCAATTTTGAACTTACAATTTCTGGATCAACAAATACAGGAGTTTTAGTTTCTGGTTTAACCGCTGATTCTGGAAGTTCTGCGTATTTCTTGAATGCGTTTGGAACAGACCCAAAGAATTCAAAGAATGCATATGTGTATGCACTCTTTCCAGAAGCATATGTTAGCGCATCAGCGAGTAGTTCATTGTTGTTTGTAACATCAAGTACCGCAGTTAACCATAGTGGAAGTGCATATTCTAATGCAAGTACACCATGGATTCAATCACAGACTATCGGTGGAAGTACATTTGATTTGTTCAAGGTGCACACGTTAAGTGATGGTGTAGCAGCAAATCGTGACGTTAAGATCAGTGTTGTGGGTATTAAGCCCGCAGCTGAGTCTGGATCATTCGGTTCATTCGGTGTATTGATCCGTCAGGCAAACGATACAGATGCAAAGCCAATAATTTTGGAACAATGGGAAAATCTAACGCTTGACCCGAACAGTCCAAACTTCGTAGCACGCAGAATTGGAAATAGCGCTCCGTTTACGGATACTGTTACCAATGAAATTTCATATCAGGGTGATTACAGAAACAACAGTCAATATGTTCGTGTTGAAATCACCGATGACATTTTGGGTCTTCCATCGGAGGCTGTTCCGTTTGGATTTGCGGCATTATCAGCTCCAGTAGTTGCGGCCGCCGGAACTGTGTTGGCACCCAAGTACATTACGTCACGTTGGCGCAGTGGATCGGTTGAAGGATACACCGCAACGTCCGTAGCAGATAGTAAGAAGCATTATGGGTATGACTTTACTAGTACAAACACTAAGAACTGGAGTTTCTTAGCTCCAATTCCGTTGAATGCAACCACCGTTGGTAGTGCATTCTCGCTAGAAGACCTGTCCAGTGATGAATTTGATGGTACAAATCCAATTTCGTTGTCAAACCCGGCACACATTACCTATCGTCGGTTTAGCGTACCATTCCAAGGTGGATTTGACGGAATGGCACCAAACATTGCGAAGTATGTGGGTGGAGATATAGTTCCAACGAATACCCAAGGATTTGATTTGTCAACGTCAACCGCAAGTGGCACGTTGGCATATAAGAAGGCATTGGATGGAATTGCAAATCCAGACAACTTTGATTTCAATCTATTAGTTGTTCCTGGTGTAATTTATTCCCTACACTCATATGTCGCACAATCTGCAGTTGATTTGTGTGAAGATCGTGGAGACGCCTTCTGCTTAATTGATCTTGAACAGTTAACTGCAAGTGTTGATTCTGTAGTTAATACCGCAACGACACTAGATACGAACTACGCGGCGGCATACTATCCGTGGGTTCGGGTACTAGATACGAACAGCAACAAGATCATATGGGCACCACCGTCAGTCGTACTTCCCGAGGTTTACGCATATAGTGATAACATTGCGGAAGTGTGGTTCGCACCTGCTGGTTTGAATAGAGGTGGAATCCCAGGCGCTGTCGGGGTTCGTTCTAAGCTTAGCGGCCCACAGAGAGACATTCTATATGAAGGAAATGTCAACCCAATTGCAACATTTAGCGGTCAGGGTATCTCGGTGTGGGGACAAAAGACCTTACAAAAGCAGGCATCGGCGTTGGATCGTGTTAACGTCCGCCGTCTGTTGATCGCAGTCAAGAAGTTTATAGCTAGCGCGTCTAGATTCTTGGTCTTCGAGCAAACTGTTGAGGCTACCCGCAACAGATTCTTGGGTATCGTTAACCCATACCTCAGTAGTGTGCAAGAACGGTTTGGTTTGTACTCGTTCCGCGTTATCATGGATGAGACAAACAACACACCGGACATTATTGATCGTAATATCATGTACGGACAACTGTTCTTACAACCAACGAAGACAGCAGAATTCATTCTACTCGACTTTAACATTATGTCGACAGGGGCAACGTTCCCCACCGCATAACTTGTTGAAGTACAAAGAGTTATGACATGATTTGAATGAATAACCCCGAGAAATCGGGGTTATTTGTTGCCTTTATGATTTTTGTAGATGTGTATCATATTTATATGTATTCGTGGGTGATATAAATAAAGGACAAAAATATATGATTACCGGTGTATGTTTGGTGTGTGGGGTTCCTGTTACCAATAAAAGAACGTGTTCATTAGTATGTAGGGATATACAACGTAAACAAAACAGTAGAGAAGAACGCTCGTGTGAGTTATGTAAGAAGGTGTTTGTTGTGCGTAAAAGAGTTACTAAACGATTTTGCTCGTCAGATTGTAGGGTACAATATCAGAAAATTCCAAAGAATGTGGAACACAGAACAGCTAGATCCGCAGAGGTATTACGCTCCAAATATGGAGTTTCAACATACTTTGCACTAGATGAATTTAAAATAAAAACAAAACAAACAAAATTGAAACGGTATGGTAATGCAAAATATGTAAATCCAAAAAAAGCACAAAAAACTAAATTTGAACGATATGGTAATTCAAATTATAATAATATGGAAAAACATTGTAATACTATGCTGCAGATATATGGAGCATCCAATTATAGTCAGACCGATATGTTTCGAAGGATGTTTTTTGATAAGGTAGTGAATAGAATTAGACCCTACTATGATCCAAAGTTTACTATTAGTGAATATACCGGTGTAAGTGACACCAAATATGAATTTCAATGTAAGAAATGCCAGAATACATTCTACAGTAGTATAGATAATGGAAAGTTTCCCCGATGTACTGTGTGCTATCCCAAATCTAAATTTGAGGTAGAGATAATTCAATATATTCGTGATGAATTACATATTTCAAACATTGTTCAGGGTGATAGGATATTAATTGGGCCTAAAGAATTGGATATTGTACTTCCGGATCATAAAATAGCTATAGAGTTGAATGGCGTATATTGGCATACTGAATTGAAGGGAAAATATAAAGGATATCATTTGGAAAAAACTAAATTGTGTGAGTCCATTGGATATAAATTATTACATATATGGGATTGCGAGTGGTATGATTCCCCAGAAATTATAAAATCCATATTGGGGACACTATTAGGAAAAAGTAAAAGGATTTCGGCTAGATCGTGCTCGATATTGGGTACAGTTTCCAACAAAGATACTACGGAGTTTTTACAGCAACATCATCTACAAGGGGCAGCGCCGGCATCCATTCGTATCGGATTACAATACAATGATGAATTAGTGTCAATATTAACGCTATCAAGGTCACGATATAATAAAAGCATAGAGTATGAAATAATTAGGGTTGCAACCAAATGTGGGGTTACGGTTACGGGGGGTCTATCTAAGATGTGGAAACATTTTATTAAAACACACACTCCCAATTCTGTAGTAACGTATTCGGATAAGAGATTTTTTTCTGGAAAGTCGTATCTTAAATTGGGGATGATTTTTGATGGTGAAACACCACCCAACTATAGATATGTGTCGGCGTCCAATACTATACACTCTAGAATTAAATTCCAAAAGCACAAATTGTCTCATATATTGCCGATATTTGATTCCAACAAAACGGAGTGGGAAAATATGAAAGACAATGGATATGACCGGTTGTGGGATTGTGGAAACAACAGATATGTATTTTAAATTGGTCTGTTTTCCGTATAATAACTACTTATTTGAGTAAGACGCATTCCACCAATGGTGATGGCCCCATTGTAAAACTTAGGTCAGATTGTCAAGATTTGGAGCCTTCTTATGGCTAATCTAGTTAGTGAACAAGAGCTGTTCTTTACCGCGTTTGAACCGAAGATGCAAAATCGGTTTATGTTACTTATGGACGGTGTTCCTTCGTATATGATACGAAAGACCAACCGCCCGTCTTTAAAGCAGGAAGCTGTTTCTGTTCCTCACATTAACGTTGTTCGGTTTGTGAAGGGACGTACCATATGGAGTACGATGGAACTGGAGTTATATGACGCCATTGTACCTTCTGGTGCGCAGGCTGTCATGGAATGGGTACGACTTCATCACGAATCTGTTACTGGACGCGATGGATACTTGGAGTTCTATAAGAAGGACTTAACTATTCACGTTTTAGGGCCAGTTGGTGATAAGGTTGAAGAGTGGATCTTGAAGGGATCACAGATTACACAAGTTAGCTTCAAAGATCTAAGTTGGGTAGCGGATAATGAGTTGGTAACCATTACCGTGACGATTCAACCTGATTATTGCATATTGAACTATTAGTAAGTTCTTATATATCAACGAGCTACGAACTATACAAAAAATAAACAAATCAAGTTGTCGTTTCATATTCATAAGATCCCCCACGATTATTTGTGGGGGGTTTTTGTGCGCTGAATTTGAATAACCTATTTGGTGGATTATACTTATATCAAGGAATCTTAGGGTTTACGGGGGTTGTTATCTAGAAATCAACTATTTATTATAGTATCTTTCACAAGGTTCATTCTATGGCAGATTATACGGAACTTACTCTTGGGCAAGGCGAGACGTTTGAAGCCCTTGTTCAACTACGGGACGAAACCAATACACCAATCGACATAAGCAGTGGTTCATTTTCGGGGCATATCAGAGAAACTTTTGATAGTGAAGACCCATCTGCGGTATTTGGATTTACTAAAAAATCGACCAGAACTTTTGCAAAGAATTCATCAAAAACATATAGCTTCCTATTTGGGCATTACAACTCAAAGTTTAAGCAGAATAAGAAAGAAAATGTATGCCATGTTGAGCAGA